AATAGCTTCAGCTAATTCTTCTGTTTGCTCTTGAACTTCTTCTTCAGTAACTTCTTCTAAAGCTGGCTGCTCTTCTTGTGTTTCAGCTTCCGGTTGTACTTCTTCTTGTTTTTCTGTGGTGTCGGCATCTTCAACGAGCTCAACCACTCCGCTGTCGTCAGCGTTGTCTTCTTTAACTTCTTCTGTGGTTTCATTTTTTTCTTCTATTGGTTTGCTTAAATCAACAACGTAATCGCCGTCTTCATTAATATTTGGTTTTTTTGTTTCTTCAACTGGTTGTTCAGTTGCTTGTGTAGTTTCTTCAACTACGTTTTCATTATTTTCTTCCATAATATAATATAATAATAATTAATAATTTTTATCTAGGATCAAATGCACCTAAACTAAATCCGCCTCCCATTATATCATTACCTGCGGATTCAAAGTTTTTAGGTGGTTTTGCGCCTTTTCTTTGATCTATAAGCTCACTTTGTTGCGAAGCTTGTATTCTAGTTCTTTCATCTTTACGATCTTCTTTTTCTTTTTCTCTAGATTTTTGCCCTTCAACCTCCATATTTTTTAATTGCATGTTCATCATAAATTCCATTTCCATCAATTCTTTTTTATGTTGAACTTCTTGTTGCATTTTTTGAGATTCAAGTTGTGCTTTTATTTGTTCAAGCTGCGCGTCTGCTTGTGCTCTTGCTTGGTTTTTTTGCATTTCAGCTTGTGCAGCTACTTGCTGTGTTTGTGCGTTAGCCTGTGCTTGCGCTTGTATATTTTGCTGTGCTATTTGTTGATCTCTTTCTGACTTTTGTTGTCTACGTATTTTTAACAGCTGATTAGCTAGTTTTACGTTTTTAATTTCTCTAAGATCAATAGCATCTGTTAGCTCTATTAACTGTTGTTGCAAAGCCATTTGTATATTGTTTTCAAGCATTGCTTTTTCTTCTTCATCAGGCATTAACTCTATAAATATACCAAAGTCATACAAATGTAACTCTTTCATTTCGTCTAATGTTGCAACGTTGTGAGAACCTATAGCTTGTATAAAAGCATCTGCAGTTGGTGAATATTCTAATATATCAGATATTCTAAGCGATAAACACTCTGCAGTTTGTGCCGTTAAATATAAACCTGCTTGTAATATATGTCTTGTTGCGGTATTAGAATTTGCTGCAGCTAATTTCTGTACACCAACTAAAGCATTTTTATCTGGCATACTACCATCTCTAGCTTCATTAAGCCCGGTAGTATCTCTTATCATTTGTAAATAATAATTGTATGTACCAATTAAACTTTGCATTTTAGCACCACCATTACCACTAGCTATTTCTTGTATAGGTACTTTACCAGGGTTCATATCACCTTCACTTGTAAATGATCTACCTATAACACTACCAGTTTGGAAGAACATGTTTAAAGCTTCTTGCGGATTATAATTTGTACCGTTACCTAAATCTATTTCAGCTAAACCGTCAGCATCTAAATAAACACCATCTGGCACCATACGTGACATTACTTGTTGTAATTTTAAATGAGTTAGTTGTATCATGTCAGCAAAACCAGTTATTCTACTAACTAAACTTTCTATTTTACCTTTATACATACGTGGTGCTACAATAGCATAATTCATTTTAACTTTTGTAAAATCACTTTTTGGCCTCATCATGTTTTTAGCCATTTCCCACTTAAGTAATTTGTCAGTGCCAAGTATTAAAGCGCCATCATATAAACACTCTATTGACCTATGTAATTTGCCAAAATTATCTGAGTCTTCAGGCGGGTTAAAAGTATCATCTTTTGGTAATATTTTATCAGCACCCGTACCTGTTTCTTTTACTTTATAAACTTCGTTCATATAAGTTTTATAATTAAAATATAAAACTTGAACTTTGTTTTTATCTTCTTCTTTAGCGTTGTAAGCATTATTATGATAATTAGCTTTATTATAACTTGTGCTTTTTATTATATCTTGAAGATCTTCTTGTTGTAAGTGAGGAAATTGTTTTACTAATTCATTAATAGGTATATTTTTAACTTCACCAACATAATATATATCATCAAAGTAAGGTGATTCTGTATATGAGTAAACTAAATCTGCTGGATCAACGTACTCAACAACAACACCTTCAGAAGTATTAAAACCAGTTTTAACAGCACCAATACCTAAAACTGTAAGGTCATAATAAAATTGTTTTTTAGTAAGTTCATACTTACTACCTTCTAACAATACGTTTATAGCTTGTTCTTCTGCTAATTCTACAGCTTGCTTATAAGTTAGTTGCATGTGTAGTTTTAGTTCTTCTTCAGATCCAGGCAATGTGTCAGGATCATTTTCTCTTATATCTACACCAAAAGCTTCGTCTGCAAAAGAAGCTAACTCTTTAGTTCTCATATCACCTAATATAGACTCCATATATTGAGTTCTTTTTTCTACACCATAAGGATCTTGAGAATATGCTTTTATATCATAAGTTCTTTCAGCTATACCATTTACAACTATATCAACAAACTTAGGTATAATAGGTACTGGTTTCCAGTCTAAATTTAAATAAGACAAATCACCATTTATAGATAACTCGTCTTTATATTTTTGTATTGATTGTTCACCTCTTGCGTATAATCTTAAATTGTGAAAATTATTATGATTTGTTCTATATCTATTGCTACCTCTTTCAGTGTGAAACCACTCAGCTTCAATAGCTTTAGCTACTTTTAAACCATAGTCATAACTCATTTTTTCAATGTCACTTACAACTTGAGATGGAAAATAACTTCTTACAGCCATATTTATTTTTTAATTAATTTTGATATATTGCCTTTGTTAGAATATCTAGCAATATTTATATTTAGTTTTGGTTTTTCTATTGTAGCGTTTGGTTTATATAAATGTCTATTGTTAGCCATTATTGCTAAACCAGAGCTTATAGAAGCATCATGTTTTGTTCTTTTGTTTATATCAAACTTTGACCAATCGTTTAGCAGTTCATTAAAATAACAACTACCAAAAGTACCATCTTGTTTCATACCTACATGGTCTTGAATATACATTTCAATTGCCGCAGCGTGCGCTTGTTTAATATCTTCACTTGAGTTTGGTATACCACCTATTTCTTTTTCAGCTGTAGATAATTTATTCCAAACTTTATCAGGCCTGTTCATACTAAATCCCCTATATCCTCTACGTCTTAAATAATATAATAATCTTGGTTTGTTATTTTCCGCGAGTAATGGCATACCATAAAATACTAATGCCATTAATACATCTTCAAAAAACATCTCTGCAGTTTGTGGTCTAGCTATATATTCTAAAAAAAACTGATTAGCTGGCGCATCTTCCATGCTAAATTTAGTTAAACCGTGTAAAGCGCCTTTAGATCCTTTACCATCTACAGTTCCTGATATGTCATACGAGTCACAGCCAAAAGCACCCATATGCTCGTTACCAGGATATTTTATACCATTTTTAATTACAATTTTATTTTGTATATGTGTTGGTGGTACCCAACTTACTTTAAATCTACCCTGTGGATCTGGATAAAATATAACACTTGTGTCTTTAACTCCATTAACCCACTGAAAACTACCTGTTGAAATACCTAGTGTTCTAGACATTTCTTCATTGTAATCTATTTGTTCGTATATTTTTACTAAGTTAAATATACTATTTTTTGTTTCATCTCTAAACGCATGCTCTGTAGTTCTTGGAAACTGGCGATAAAATTCGTTTAAAGCGTCTTGATCATTTTTTAAACCATCAGCTTCATTTTGCCAGCTATCTATTACACCTACATCTATTAACTCTCCATGGGGGTCAAAGACTTCATCACTCGGAGTATTGAAGACTGGGCTTCCGTGCTCATCAATAAATCCTTCGTAGTTCCACTCCATTGGGATAAAAAGAGAATATAGACCAGACGCTGTCTGTCCATTTCTGTTTCGCTTAGTGACGTCGGATGCGTTGTATAGTCTTTTGAAGTTTTCTCCACCTTTATCTAATGAGTTTGATGTTGAGCCCATCATACATTTACCAATAATTCTACTACCTAATCGTAAACATGTTTTGGTTACTCTCCAGTTATTTAATATATTATCGGGTCTTTCCCACTTACCACTTTCATCGTGTACTAACAGAGCAAGCTTTTCTCCGTCATAACTATTGTCACCTGTATTTTTCCAGTCAATAGTAGTATCAAGTCCAACCAAGTCTTCCTGCTGTTCATTTGCCACAATCTTTTTACGCGTGAACTTACTTGCAGGAACCCTATAAGCAAGTTCAGACTTAGGTCTATCCATACCGTCTTGAATCGGTTTAAAAAAGAACGGGTAGTTAACTGATATTGGAACAACTTTGTCTTCT